TGATTTCACGCACACAACGGGCACATTCGTTCCAGGGACGCCAGAGAAGAAAGACCTTCGAAAAACTAACGCATTCGGTTTCGGCGCCGAGTTTCTCCGCGCCGCTGTCGCGCGTCACCGGTCCCCGCGTTTCGGAGAAGAATCCCGGTGCTTCTATAGCTTTGTCTGAATCGATGTTCGCGGGAATCTTTCGCCCTTCTGCGACCATCGACGTAAACGACCCGCCACTCGATTGGTCCATCAAACACCCCCTACTTGGGTCTTCGCCTGTTGAGCCATGTTTGTTTGTTGTTGTTCAAGACGTTGAACAACGACAGCGTACATGACCAAATCTTCGACCTGAAGTTGGTGCAGACGACTGCGACGCGTTCCAGGATCAAGCGCCATGACTTGTTGAACGATGCTGTCGGCCTCAGAGATTATTCTTTGCTGGTCGTACTGAACCCCTCCGGCCGATTGCTGCGCCTCGAGTTGTACCTGTTGCGCCATGTTGTTCTGCGCCTTTTGCACGGCGATTTGCATCTCTTGTTGCCGCCGCAGTTTGTCGAGCGCTTCCTGCTTGAGAATCTCCTGCTCTTTCTTCGTGTCGAAGTCGTAGGCTTCGGCGATGCTCGTGTCAGAGAGTAACGGCTCTCCCGTTTGTTTTCCCTGCGCCCAAATTTGGAAAAGGGCATCTTGCTTCTTCTGATCGTCGACCATCTTAAACTTCTTGAGGCCGACCTCTATTTTGTTCCAACCTAGGAACTGAGCACACTTGTCGTCAACCCACTGTAAGAGGTCTTTCAGGTCGTTAATGTGGGTCTCCAGTTGATTTTCAATCAACCGGAGAGTCGCTTCCATGCCGCTCTGAGTCAACCCGCCGTACAAGAACTCGATCGGAATACCGAGCGCGGCGACGATGCCCTTTTCAGCTTCCTGAACCTCTCCCAACGTTAACAACGATCTTCCCGTCCCGCCAATTTGTGTCATCCCTACGGGGATTGGTGCGTACATGATGTGCAACGGGTCACGGCGCCACTGCTTAATGTTCGATGACATATTCTCCGTCCACTTACGAAGACTGATCGCCGTAACCGGGTCTGCTTGTTGCGAGGATTGTGCAGGATGCAAAACACGCAACGGGACTAAGTAGTCCATCGAAATTGCCTCATTACTTTTACGGAGTATTGCCGCGTAATGAAACAGTTGTAACGTCGAAATCAGCGGAGGAAGCCCCCACTGAGGATTGATTCCTGCGGGTCCCCCGACTTTCATGTGGAAGATCGCTCCCGGCACAAACTTGAATTTTTTGCCCTCTTTTATCGCTTTCAAAAACCCCATTGGTAACGTATCGATCAGTGTTTTGTGCCCACTGTTAACGCGCTGAATTACGTCTTGGGGGATTGTGTAGTAATAGGATGATTCACCTGTCATGGGGTTGTGATCGATATCCATGAGCTTGGGGTCCCAACGGATGAAGTTAACTTTACGACTAAGCGTCAATTTTTTGTCAATAACTCCTGTTGAATCAGTTTGAGCAATACCTTTACAGCTGCCACAGGTATAAGCAAACGACGTTTTAGACACATTGAATTTGTAATTCAAATTTTGAATGTTGGTCATAGTCTGACAATGTGGGCATTTCAAATACCGGATGAACGGTTGGTACATAGATATAAAGGCATTTCCGTAAACATATTTGTCGAGAGTTGCCTTAATAAGCAGTTCTCTTGCTCGAATAACCTTTTCAAGAAGATATTTATGTTTCTCTTTAACTGCCTGGTTCGTGGTGTCGTACGTGACCTCTGTGATCGGGTATTCACCAAATTTTCGTAACGCCGAATAGATGTGTGCACTGTTGTAAAACAGGTATTCGCACCACTTGAAAAGCTCTTTGAGTCTTTTCGGGCTGTAAATTTGCGAATACGTATAGTACGGATTCGGATGTGCACCAGCGTTACGGTCGCTCACCAAGGTCGGGTCTAATATCGACAGGGGATCAGACATCTTGTGTTATCTCCAATTTCGAGTTACGTAAATGATACGACAAGGAACGTCAGTGGAAATCGAACTCCAGTACAAAGGTTCTACCCCTGTTTTTCGGGTTTCCGACATGGACCCCAACAACGCCCGCATCTACGGGGCAGTACACGACAAGTCCGCGGGGCAATTTCTGTTTCCTGCATTCCCACCGTTTATGAATAACACGATCGCTGACCTAAAAGCAATCCGGAAAGACCTGAAGTTCTCCAGAGACGCAGAAGCCTACATCGCCGGTTTAAAGACCCTTGAACAACTCCGGGAAGAGGTGGGAAGCCTAGAGCTGCCCGTTCCTAGCTACGACCACCAGCTCGACGGACTCGCAGAAGTTCTACTCAATTACCGCTGGATTTTGCAGTGGCAGATGGGCACTGGCAAGACCAAGGTCATGGTCGACGCGCTGCGGTTGCAGGGGGAAAAAGTGTTGGTCCTGTGTCCTCGAGTGGCGATCGGTACTTGGGTTCGAGAGGTAAAAAAACACAGTGACGAAACAGTCGAAACAGTCGTTATTCACGGTACTCATAAACTCGCGCAGCTTCAGGAAGCGAAAGATTACCAAGTCATAGTGACGAACTACGACACGGCAAGGACCTTCGGGTTGCCACATCTCGCTCCGCGAGTCGTCGAATTCTTCAAAAACCGGGGAATCCCTCCCACGCCAGCCTGTCGAAAAGAGTTATTGGCGATAAACGATTCGAAGCTACAGCTGCGCCTAGCAACGGAGTGGGCCGCAGGAAGAAAAGTCGGAGAAGTACGCGAAGAGAGACTCGAAGTAACTGCGGGACGCCTGCAGTGGCTAACCGACCTACCCTACGAAACGGTGATCGCCGATGAATCACATCGGATTAAGCATATTCAGAGTCAACAAACAAAAGTAGCGCTGGGACTTTCAAGACGAGCTTCGCGAAGATATTTGTTAACGGGAACGATGTCGTTCGGAGATCCCAGAGACTTATATCCTCAACTGAAGTTCCTGGCCCCCTACCTGATCCCTGAAGACTGGAAGAAGTTTACGGAACGTTTCCTAACGTTTTCTCCGTACAACAAGCACATCGTCACCGGCTCACAGAATCTCGATATTTTGAACCGCCGGGTTTCGAAGGTCTCCAGTGTTCGTAAATTAGATGATTGCGTCGCATTACCGACACGGCGTTTCGAGCTGGTAGAGTTCAACCTGAGTCCAGCGCAGCGTGAGATGTACAATTACGCCGTAAACAACTGGGAAATCGAACTACCGAACGCGGAGCCGTTGGAATTAGAACACGGTGCTATCCGAGTTAACAAACTCCTGCAACTGTGTAGCGGTTTCTTGTACTTGCCTGCCGACACCGAAATTTGCGACTCCTGTGAAAACGTCGAGTCCTGTGTCTCCCGGAAGGTTCTCCCCGGTATGCCGCGCTGCAAACACTTTGGAACGTTGCCAGAAGCCAAACGACAGACGTATCGGTTTTCAGAGAACCCGAAGTTAGACATGTTAAACGATCTTCTCACCGACTGTTTAGTCTTGTCTGGGACTAAGGTTATCGTCTGGGCTACCTACGTCGCCGGCGAACTCGACATAATCGAGGCTGCGCTCAAGACGCGCGGCGTCGGTTATGTCAGAGTCGACGGTTCGAATTCACAGCTAATGCACGAACACGAAGAGAAGTTCCAGAATGACCCAAACTGTTGCATTTGGCTCGCACAAGTCCATACTGGAATTTCAGTCACGTTGACGGCAGCGCAATACATGATCTACTATAGTCGTTCCTGGCTTCCCGACGACAGGGAGCAGTCGCTGTTTCGTAACTATAGAATTGGCCAAACTTCGAAAACTGTCGTCTACGATTTGACTGCGAGATTCTCGTTAGAAGAACAACAACTCCATGCGCTAAAGACCCGAAAGGAATCTGGTGAATTGATGACGCACCGACAACAATCTAACTGCGTGTTCTGTGCAAAGTATGTAGACTGCCGGGACCGAAAGATCGAACCGTGGGGGGAAAACTGCGTATTACCGACTAGGGCAACGCGCGACATTGCGCGAGCGAGGACAATTCCATGAGAATTACGTTAGAACGTACGGACCTAATAGCCTTGTTAAGTAAAGCGCTGAATTACAAGATCAACGACGAGGATGTTGACATTCAAACCAAGCCTTTTGAGGTCCACATTCGCGACATGCGGCTCGAGGAATTAGTGGCGTCATCGAACACAAAATCGGTGCCGACGGCGGTACAAGAACCGGCAACGAGATCGCTGCTCTCCGAAGAAGAACTTCTCGAAGAGAATGAGTTGTTGATGCGTGAAAACCTAGGCAGTAACGAATCTTATGACCCCCCGGGGCCGGAAGTGGACATGCCGTGACCGAAGAGATCGAAGTAGAAGTCGTTGAAACGTCTGATCGAAAATTTGAATACCCGCCGAACTTCTTAGACACGGGGCTCCCGAAGGGAGTTATGTCGCCTTCGCAGTTCGACATGTACCGCCGCTGTGCGCGGCAATACGATTTCCGGTATATACAGGGGCTCATAGAACCGCCGGGAATTGCGATGATCAAGGGAACTGCGGTGCACCGCGGAGCGGAAGTAACACACCGACATACAATCGATACCGGAACACCCCTGGGGGTGGAGGCCGCAGTACAGGAAGTAGCCGACAACTTCGTGGAGCAACTCGAACGCGTTGCTCTTGGAAAAGACGATGATCCTGGTCGCGAAAAAGATCGCGCCATTGCGAACTTCCGGGTTTACTACGCGCAGGCAGTACCAAAAATCCACCCCGTAGCGGCAGAGAAAACGTTCGCGGTGAAGATCGGAACGGTGCCCGTCAGGGGAGTTATCGACCTAATCGACCGCGTCGAAGACGCCGGCGCGGAAGTTGAAGTTGTCTCCGACCTGAAGGTGACCGGGCGTATCTGGCCCGACCAGAAGATCGAATGCGCACCACAACTCACGTTTTATTCGATCGTTGAAAATACGCCTAGAGTTCGCGTTGATTTTCTGCTAGACCAGAAATCAGGGACCCGCTACGAACCTAAAAGGACGTTGAGAACATTGAACGACAAACGAGTATTGACCGAGGATTTGGAACAAGTCGTCGACTTGATCAAGCGCGGAATTTTTCCTCGCTGTGACCCTACGTCCTGGGCGTGCACCGAGCGGTTCTGTGGATACTACAACAAGTGTAGAGGTCCGAAATGACGAATGTTGAAAAACGATTCAAGGAGCTCTTCGAAAAAGTCGGGGAAGAAGTTTTAACACTTGGTGAAGCACAGGAGTGCCTTGCCTGTCTTTGGGACTATACGCTCGAACGGACCAAATCCCTGGGACTCGGCAAGTTCTATCCGACGGTGCAGCGCACCCCCAACCGGCTCGCTAAAGTTGAAGATGTCTGGTGGGTCGATCACTTCACTGCCGGTATTTCCTCGAAGAGCACGCTCAATTGGTTCAGTTCAAACAAGTGCCGGAAGGGGAAAGTAGCGGGGGCGTCAACACACTTCGTAATGGACTACACCGGGGACCCCTATTACATCGTGAAACTTTCCGATGGAGCGTGGCATGAGCCCAAAAGAAACGCAGACTCAGTCGCAATAGAGATGGTCAATCCTGGTCCCCTGACATTCGACAAGGCCGCGAGCAAGTGGCGCTTCTGGGCTAGGGAGATGCCAGCAGAACTTATTCAAACTTTTCCCCCCGTGTTTCTTGATAAGCCATATCGCGGGGCTACGATTTTTCAGCCGTTCTCGAAAAACCAGATCGTTGCAAACCTCAAACTCAAGCGAATCGTCATCGCGGCATTCCCGGGGCGCTTCGCGTTGTGCCGAATGAGTCAACACACCGACTGGCGTGAAGGCAAGAAGGACATGGGGCCACTCTGGCCGTTCCAAGACGTAAACGAGGCGGCATTCAGCAACGATCCGATTCCGGAGTTGGCATTTATACAGCGTTACGACCCCGACTTTCTGGACTCTGTTGGGACAATCGCCGATGTCGACGAGACAAATAACCCGGAATACGGCGTAAACACCCCGACGCATGACGACGACCCGGACCCGGAACCGAAGCTCATGAGTATCGCCGAAGTGCAACAGGCACTAGACCGGAAAGGCTTCGCGATAGCTTCCGACGGAAAATTCGGACCGAAGACTCAGGTGGCAGTAAAGTCATTCCAAATGACATGGAACAAAAACCACACCGAACAACTCAAAGTTGACGGCATACCCGGCCCGCGCACCTGCGCGTGCCTCAAACTCTAGAAGGAGAAAACCTGTGGAAGTAAAGATCGAGAAAAAGTGTCCGCGCTGTGGAAAGATGCAGGAACTGGTTGTTCCGCTGGAAACCGCTCAGGGAATGGCGGGGGAGGACCAGAAGAAGGACGAGGCCTTAGCGAAGATTCAGGAATACGCAACGACACTTGACGCCAAAGTCTGTCCGGAAGTGATCGTCATTTGCCGTCCGAAGGACCTCAACAGCGCTTACGTAGTCATGACCCACAACGATCTGTGCTACGCCCCTGGGGCCAAGAAGAACAAGGGATGTTCCACGCGAGTTCACACCCTGATCGATGAAATCTTCATGTCTCCGACTCCCCGGGCTCCGCGAAAAGCGAAGGTAAAGAAAGACCCCGCGGCTCCGAAAGAAAACGGAACGCCGAAGGGGAAGGGGAAGTAACAGTGGAAAAGTACGGGGTCGAAGAATCCGAGACGGCAAAGAAGGCAAACGAAGGGCCGAATAAACCGACGTGTCCTGATTGCGGATCGACACTACGTGATCAGGAACAAACAGGAGTCTTAATATGCCCGCGTTGCGGTTCAAGGCCGTACGAAAAGTAAGTCGTCTTCGTTCAACGTCAGACGCAGAAAAAGTTCGGATGCTTCGAACTCTGTACGTCATGTTGTACAACGGTGAAGAGAGTATCATCCCTCTTGCGACAGAATTGTTTCATGCCGTCGGCGAGATTCTAGAGGGAGTTCCCGCCGAGGAGTTGGACCTAGTTCGCATCGACAAGTCAGTATTTCTGCAAGAGCTCGAAGAGCTCTAAATTCAACGAGAAAAAATGACCGAAACAACGAAGGACACGCCTGTTCCCGAGACTACCGAAGCGCCGACCCCGGCGCCCAAAGGCGGGACGAAACCCGCGAAGAACACCCCAGCGAAGATTGAATTTCCGACAACCGAGGTTCCGCTCAAGGACATCCTCCTGGCGGAACACTGGAATCGTGAGAAGCTGGGAAACATCGCAGGATTGGTGCAGTCGATCAAGGATATCGGACTCACGCAACCCCTGGCGGTGCGCGCCCACCCGTCTAAACCTGGAAAGTTCATTCTGATTGACGGGCGTCGACGGCACGCCGCGCTCCAAGAAGCGGGAATCCCCCGTGCGCCGGTTTACATCAGGGAGATCACCGACGAAACGGAAGCCGAGCTCATATCGACAACCGCCAACGTCAACCGTGAGAACCTGACGGACTTCGAAATGGCGACGGAATGTAAACGTTTTTCCGACGCCGGGAAGAAGAACAAGGAGATTGCCCGAGCCTTCGGGAAGTCCGAAGGATTCGTCAGTCAGCATTTGGGGGTCTTCAAGCTCCCAGAAGGCTATGTCGACGCTCTGAAGAAGAGCAAGATCACTTTTGCGAAGGCGCGGACACTCGCGCGGTTGGACGTTGAGAAAGACGCAGAATTCTTCGAAAAGATTGAGGGCCCGATCATGGACCCAGACGTTTCTTCGGACGACCTCAACACGACGATCGACGCCTACCTCGAAAAGAAAGCCAAAAAGGAAGGCAAAACACGCAATACCGCCGGCAAGACCAAGGCGGAGAAGAAACGGGGACCCTCGGTCAAGTTGACCGACTATTCCTCCCCGGAAATTAAACAGCAAATGACGCCGTTGACGAATAAGACCAAGTACGTTGAGTACTTTGAGTATTACACGTCACGGATTCAAAAGACGTCTAGCAAAAACAGACGTTCATACCTCGAAGGAGTTCTGGAAGGACTGGAACTAGGTTCTGGTATTAAGGAACTCGGCTAACCTTTGCGGCCCTCCGCGTCAATTCTTTCCTGAATTGCCGGAGGGCTTGTTCTTTTATCTGCCTTACCCGTTCAGGTGTTACTCCCGTAAGTGCCGCTAATTGGTGCAAAGATTTGGGCGCTGAAGTCTTGCGATCATCTTGTGGTACATCAAAAAATCCTACAAGAATGAACCGGTCCCGTTCACTTAGTCGTAAGCTCCGAATTACTTGTCGTATCGTTTCTTCCATATCGGCGTCAATCGCCTCTTTCTCGATGTTCACATCGAGACTTAAATGGACAGAAACGTCGTCAATAGATTTGGTGTCCGACATCAGATCCGCTTCATTCTTTACTGGGATCGTGAAGTCATGTTCTTTACCTAGTAAACACCTACGTACGTGAAAACGATTTTCCGATTGATCAGAACGTATCCCGCAGTTTGCGCAGACATATATACCCTCTTTGCGTTCTTTCAGAATAGCCTTCTGTTTGTGTGTGGGTATATGTATCAACCGCGAATTGTGTATTTCATCCAACATCTCTTTCCTGATCCACCATTCTGCGTACGTAAGAAAACGGGTGTTCCTAGATAAATCAAATTTGTCGATCGCCAACATCAATCCGACGTTCCCGGCGGAAATAAGTTGGTGAATATAATCTGGTCTGTTTGTGAAACTTCGGGCACGTCTAATAACAAAACGAAGATTAGACTGTATTAGACGTTCCCGCGCTTCGATGTCTCGAGAACTTCCACAAAATGAGCACACTCTTGGGGTAGTCTTAATCTCGAACTTGTGTTCGCATGTGGAGCACGTGCAAACTCTGCCAACGACGCGTGCGGGCGTAGGTTCTCCACATTTAGGGCAGTTATGAAGTTTCACAAGTTGCGGTAAACGTCGATGGCATTGTGGACACGATTTATATCGGAGTAAAAGGCTCTTCTCTTCGGCGGGGGACAGCAGGGCGTGTTGTCCTACGTCGTCGTAGTAATCCTTATACGTCCGTTCCGAGTAGTAGTCTGCCATTGCACATCTCCCTTGAAACACCTAAAAACAAGGTACAGAAGTACCCTTGTTTCGTCTAGTAGAATTTGATACAGTGGTCACTGTTTCACAAACCACTGTAGGAGAATGTAATGACCAAGAAGAATGAGAAACCCGTTGTGACTGAGACCGAAACGCCCACCGTCGAAGAAGTCGACAGTAATCCCGAAGCAATTGTTCCCGCTGAAACAACGTCTACTCTCGCAGCGTTGCTCGGCGATAACAATGACCTGTTCATGCGGTACTACGGCGAGAACGTGAACCGAGTTGCCAAAGAATTGCCGTCGGATACCGCGCTGATGAAAATCATCGACGCCATCCCCGACGAAACTGCGGCGGATTCGATCAGTGAAATCATTAAGCGCATTTCTGGACACCGTAAAGGGGTGTACAATACCGACGAACGCCCGGACTTGCCCGAGCTCCGCATATTTCATGGCACCGGGAATGACGTTAACCGCCCTGAAAACCAACAGCCGGGACAATTCTATCTGACGTCTAAAGAGAATGTCGGCAAAGAGTTCATCGGTACGGTGTTGCTCGTGTATTCAGGGAACACCATGTGGCCGCCGAATGATTCCAGCGGCGGTACAACTCGTGGCGCCCCGCAATGTATCTCCCTGGACCGCAAGGTGGGGAGCACTTACGGGGAATGTAAGGCATGCCCAAACCGTCCGTGGCGAGACGGGAAGCCGAATGCATGTGCTAACGACGTCGTTGCGATCATGTTGACGAAGAACCTCAAGGACCTCGTGATCGTTCGATTCTCGAAAACGTCTGAAGCGGCCGGGCGCATGCTCATGAAGTTCGCCAAGCGCGGGACGTATCCCTGGAGCAAATGGTACAAACTGACGCTCCAGGAAGAAAAGAAGGAACGCAACCGCTGGTTCAAAATGCAAGTGGAACCGGTAGCCGACGAATACGTTCCAGAGTACTTGCACCCGTTCGGGGATGCAATGTGTACAATGCTCGAAGCCAAACAGTACTTGCCGGGGTTGGCGAGCATCTACCGCCAAGCGCGCGAGACCCTCGAAGAAAACACCGGGAACAGCGCAGGACCGGCGTTGGCGGGAGCGGCGCCTGCGGGCGGTACCGGCGACTACGGCGACATGGATGATGTCCCCGAAGAAGGTAAAGCCCCGTAAGTAGTAAACGCGAGGGGCGGGCAAGTGAAGTACACTTGTTCGCCCCTCTTTTTATTTTTGGAGAGTGCTCCGATGACTCCTAACGCATTTGTTCTTGCGCATACTCCGTGGAGTGTAAGCAAAGCTAACACAGCACGAGAGTGTCCAAAAAAATTCAAGTACCAGTACATCGAAAAGGTAAAGATGCCGCGGACAAAAGCGTACGAAGCGTCAACCGGACAGATAGTACATCGGGCCCTGGAAATCGCACTAGGAGGAGCGGGAATAACCCGGAGCTTTGAAGTTGCATTATCACAGGTGCGCGATCCACTGTCGACAGAAGAAATAGAAGACGTGATGTCTTATCGATCGGCGGTACAACTGTTTCTCACGAAATTTACGGCGTATAAAAATAAATATGGTGGTGCAACTCCGGTAATGGAACAGAAACTCGCGGTAGATTTCGATGGAAACGCCGTTCCCTTTTTTGACAACAACAAAGCATTTCTCCGGGGCGTTATCGACATGTCGATGCTCTTTACCGGAACGAATAGGGCTTTGATCCTTGATCACAAGACCGGCAAACAAAAAGACTTAGCGTATTACCGGGATCAATTCGACATGTACTTGCTGCTACTCAAGGCAGCGAATCCTGCTTTGGAAGAAGTGAAACTTGGTATATCCTTTCTGAAGGTCAACAAGATCGAGTTCATTAAAGAGATGTCTGATGTTAGGGACATCACACCGGTGAGGGACCGGTTAATACGTTTCTTGAACGACTCGACTCGAGACATGCACGACTTGGATCGAACACGACGCGGGCCACTTTGTTCCTGGTGTGAATACCAGACAGTGTGTCCTGCGTTTACAGGCGGCAAAATCGATGACGGCGAGACAAAAGAAGACCAAGGGGCTGACGCGGGACCAACTCAATAAGATTTGGTCCAATCTAGCCCCAGAGCAGTGGCTCGACATAGCCAACGAACGTAAACGAGATCACGACTTCAATTCTCGCGGGCCAACGCTTATCGGCCGTTGCATCAATCCAGAACACGCAGATCACAACCCCTCCTTCGTCATTCACACGGAGAAGAAGTATGCAAAGTGTTTTGGGTGCGGGTTCTATAGTCGCAACCCAATAGAATTGATTTCGTTATTCCTAGAAGCGTCGCTTGCCGACGCCGTACAGTACTTACTCGAACATCATGCCTTTAAATTTCTATCGTCTAAATTGACGGTCGAGCTCGAAAACCAGAAGCGCTGTATGCTCGTTAAAGAGTCGATCTACGCCGCAGCGCACTACGCGATGTGCCAGGCGATAGCCGATCCCACCAACCCAGACTTCGCTTTCGCAAAGGACGCGCTCGACTGGTTGATCAACTCTCGCAAAGTCCCGAAGGGGATATTGCATGCACTCCCCGTCGGCATCCTGCCTGGCATGGCGCAACTTGGCGACATCGTTACCGACGACTACAAGAAACGATTGCAGGCGTGGAATCAGAACCCCGCCGCTAGTGCGGAACCTAAAAATCTGGCTGACAACACAACCGACTATATGTCTTCTAGTTACTCCAATCCAGCGTACAATGGATCGGTTTTGTGGCCACTGCACGTCTCTCCAACCGAGATAGGCCGAATAAAACTACGGCTCCCTCACAACCGTAATCCCAAGGACATCCTGATTCCCGAAGATGACTACGAGGACCTGTTGGGTCTTTACGGACTTGGTTGGGATTTGTACAAACCACTCCTGATTTCTTCCGACAAGATCAACTACGCCTATCTTGTCGAGGGCGAGATGGACGCAATGTCGTTAATGGCCAAATTCGCGGAACAAGGTTCCGCCAAGTACCCCATCTTCTCTGTCGGCGGTCGTGGCGGAGCTGCGCACATCGAGCCAATATTAACCGCATCAGGAATTGAGAAGTTATTTATTATCGGCGACGCACCTGCGAAAAAAGGAGACCAGATTGTTCAAAGTTGGCTCGAAAAAATCCTCCGCCTGGAGACTCGCATCTTTACTGGGTATTCTAATTTGTCGGCTCCGGGGATTGCCGCCGTCGGCGATTTGGACGACGCCATTGTTCAGCTCGGGGAAGAAAAAGTCTCGGAGGTGATCTTCGGCGACACGAAGAACAATTTCACCACGGCTTGGAATTGGGCTGTAGACCAGGCGTCCGCCGAGATTGATCTCGTCGCTCCGGAAGACATACGCAACATCGTGAATCGGGCTGCGGAACACGGAAACTACATCAAGAACGGGCTTGAGTCAGAAGCGTACATCGACGCGATCGCAGACAAGTACGACCTGAACAGACACCTCTTGAAACGGGAAATAACGGCGACAGAGCCGACAGAAGACGGCTTCATCATGAAATGTGCGGAAGCGCTGCGCGATCTGCTATACATTGTCGGGACTGAATTTACAGTGAATCAGCGTTGGCTCGTCTGTTACAGCAAAAAAGCTAAGCGCTTTCATCGTATTAAATTGAGCAGTGAACAGTCGTTAGCACAAGAGTTGGCGCCGATAGTCGGTAGCGTTTATCAATTCGTGAAAGAATACGTTGGGTTTCCAGTATTCTTGGAGACCCCCGAGAACTCAGAAGGGCTTATTCGGCAAAAGCTGGATCGGCAGCTGGGTATTTACATGAGGACAGCATTGGACGAACTAAGCCGAGGAGCACCAGACTTTGCACACGCAAAATCGTTGAAACAGGGGTATCACCGGATACAGATACCGCGTAAAGAAGGGGCAGAGGCTGAGTACGCGGAATACATTGTCTGCGGACTGGACGTGTACTGGATCGACCGCTCCGATAACGAGGTGAAGTACGTCCTCTTGGAAGGTCCGTCCCACAACAACATCATCTTCGATGTCGGCCTAACCGGGAAACCCTCGGCCAGTTGGTATCCAGGAGAGTTGAGACTCGAGATTTTGAATAAGGCGAAAGATATCAACCTCCGAGAAACGTACGACGACCTCGTTAAGTTCTTCGATACGGGGTTCACGTTCAAGCACCACGACGTCATGCCGCAGTTCTTGGCTGCATTGATGCTCGCGCTGCCGGTTTGGGATAGTTTTGACCATCCTATCGTTCTCTTCATAACTGGAGACACCCATTCCGGAAAGTCATCGTTGACTCAGGTGTTCGGCTCAAGCGCAAGGTACCCCATCAGGCTTCTCTATCATTCGCATTACACACAGGACTATACTCCAGCGAGTATCGCCGACAAGTGCGATCGAACCTCGTTGCTTGTCGCGTTGGATGAGAGCGAGACCGACGGTTACAACGCAGAGCGTGTTACTGCGACGTTGGAGATGATTCGTCCGATGATCAACGGCGAAACAACTCGTGAGCGCCTCAGAACAGACGGCTCCAGAAGAGAACAATTCCTGAGAATGTGCGTAGTGATGAACGCCATTAACGGGGCGAAGAAACCACAGGACTTCAATCGACTCGTCATAGTAGAGATGAAGAAAGTCGCCAACAAGGTAGCTCCGCATACTGCGATCCGGGATGTTTTTTCCACAAACCACCTCGACGAATTGGCGCGTCAAACTACAACAGCGATGTTTCCAAGAGTACCTGAACTACTTGCTAACTACGACGCAATCGAAAAGGACTACGGCAACTTCAGCCAGTTCATGCCATTTGAGGTTCCCTGGCGCTACGCGTCAACTCTCTTTCCCGTGCTCGCCGTTATGCAGTTAATTGGTTTGGACTGGAAGTCGTTTTATAGAGAATTCGCGATGCAGAACGAAAACCTAATTTCTCGGGCGACAACGATCTCCGAATCCGACAGCATACTCAGTGCAATGTTAGTGACTGCCGCCATCCCCGTCGCCGATAGACGCGGGACTAAGATGTGCGTAGGCAAACTTCTGTCTGACCCGGAACAATGGGAAGAGATCAACACCTCAAACTGTGGCGTCTACTTTGACAAAGAGACCAAGACGCTCATGTTCTTACTTGAGCAGGCAATGCCACAGTTGCTTCCGCCTATCTACCGATACAACATGTCGAGCATGCGCTTGAAGGACACGCTCGAACGACACCGAACGGCGTTAACCCAAGATGAAATTGCTAAGTCGGGGATCATGCGACGCGCCATTCCGATCTTTGGAGCAGGGATAAAACAACAGGATGTCGTTGTCGTGCACGCCGATGCGTGGTTACAGTCCGCGTCGAACACGACCGTAAAAGAAGAGAAAGCGCCAACGACGGCGCAGAAGCCCGCTGTCGCAGTGGCGGCAGTTCCGGATTACAACGATTTCAGTGGAGTAGACGGCGAATTCAATGCCCGACCAGGACCCCCAGACGACACAAACGCCGGATAACGAATTACTAAAGTGCACTCTCTGCGAGAACCGGGCATGGAGGGGGGCCGAATGCCCCTCCTGCCCGCTCTTTCAGAGACAGCATTATGTAGAGGGAATCGGCTCAGACAACGCAGATTACTTCTGCATTGCTGAATCGCCGTTTATTCCCAGCGTGTCTTCCAATACTACCGCACACGACTCTTGGAAACACGATATTGAACGCGTAATCAAAATGGCGTTTACAGGCGCCAAGAGCAAGAATAGCGAACTCAAGAATCTCGAAGGCAGGTACACCTACGCAATCCGGTGTATGCACGAGAAACCGGTCCGATCGATGTTAACCGCGTGTAAGCGGTTCTTCTTCGAGGACATTAAAGTAAATCACAAGAAGACCGAAGACCCAATCATGATCTTCGCGTTAGGACCCGCAGTCCTTCAGGCGCTCAACATAAAATTCGGGAAATACGCGGACGTCCAGGGTCAGTTTGTAGAGACAACGGCTTGGGGCAAAAAAGTTCTGGTGTTTCCGTCGATGTCAAAGCGACAGCTCCTCGCGAAGACGGGCTACTACGAAGTTCTTCAGCAGCACATACTACTCTTCCTGGAGGCGGTGAAACGCCGAAATCGTGGGGAAACGATAGCGTCGAAGATTCCGATAGAAACACTTACAAAGGATTACGTGTTTCCGAAGAACATCACCGAGGTACGAAAACTAGTAGACATGATTGTCGACTATTCTACCGGCGGGAAAAACCCAGACAACCACGTCATCTCGATTGACACAGAGACCAATACGCTGTTCCCACACCGCCAAAAGTTAAAAATTCTAAGTCTGGTAGTGGCTTGGGACGTCGGAAAGGCCGCGTCAATCCCGCTAGAACATCCTGAGACTCCGTGGACGTTGGAACAGGTTTATCCGTCAATAATGCAACTTCTCAATTCTCCGAAGCCTAAGATTTTCCACAACGCAAAATTCGATCTGAAAGTTCTCGCAAGAAAAGGCTGGAGAGTCCGGAGGTTCCTGTGGGATACGATGCTCGGAGAACACCTGCTCTCAGAAGACAAGAAGGGTTTTTATGGCTTGAAGTCGATGACCAAGTTGGTGTTGCCGCATTACGCGGGATACGAAGACCAGTTGCACGATACGTTGGCGAAAAACGAGAGCGAGAGCCAAGGAGTCGCGCTAAAAAAAGAAACCGAGGAAAAGCTTTCTAAGGCGGAGCAACGCTTAGCTAAGGACACCGGGTTTATCGACATTCCTCTTGCCGAGCTCAATCTTTACGGCGCGATCGACGCCGACGTCACCAGACAGTTGTACTTCAAACAACGAGAGAAGATCGACAGAGAAGATCAGGAGCTCGCGCGCAAACGCAAAGCATTAGGGACAAATCGACATTTCCGTGAACTCCTAAAGCCGATGACCAACGCCGCAAACCCGTTGAAAGAGCTCATGGTAACGAGGACGGTTCCCGTTACTAGAGTTCTAGCAGACATGGAGCTTTACGGCGTTCCCGTCGATACGGCGTATATCAACGACCTTGCAATTGAGATGGACCGTTCGATCATCCACTACAAGGCCGAGATTCACACAATGATTCCCCCCGGCGCATTTAAAACTCCGTTCAATCCCAACAGCGCGCACCAACTTCGCAAAGTGTTGTTTGGGACGGGGTACCGACACCCGGAAACAGGAAAGGTCATCTGCTATCAGGGTATCGTCGAACCGATAAAGACCAAAGGCGGCGACATCAGTACGAACGCCTTGTTCCTTCGCAGCCTGAAGACCCAGCACGACTGTGTCTTCTCCGGGGTCCTGCTCGAGTACCGAGCAATCATCAAGGCCCGCAACACGTTCGTGGAAAACATTCGAGTGCTGAGTCGCGAAGACGGGCGCATGCATACGACGTTTCACATAAATGGCACGAGTACGGGCCGCACCAGCAGTTCTGGCGAAAATCTGCAAAATATCCCCCTGGCGATCGGCATTCACAATATCAAAAAGATGTTCATCCCGTCTGACCGTGAGAACATGGTTATCGTCAACGACGACGCCAAAGCTGCAGAGGTACGGCTGTACGCGGCGTATAGCGGGGATAAAGCGCTAATAACGGCGCTTAACAACGGTATGGACCCGCACTCGTTCTTCTCCGGCATGGTGTACAACCCCGCGACGATCCTCGCAGGAGTCAAACAGCATGAGTGCCAAGACCGCCTAGCACTCGTTGGAATCGACACGGAACACGATTGGAGTTACGCCGATTTCGAGAACGCTTCGCGTCTCGTCGGGACGAAGGAGAATCCCGGTTCCGATCCCGCTTACGGTAAGCGCCTCGAAAAATTGCGCAAGAACATGAAGCGCATGGTGTTCGGAATTCTCTACGGTGCATCGAGCTACAAGGTCGGGGAAATCGTAGGACTTCCGAAAGACCAGGCCCAGGCGATCATCGACACGCTGTTTAAAATGTTTCCGACTATCCCCGAGTATATTCAACGAACTCAGGACCAGCTCAGATTCATGGGAATGGTCGAAACTTTCGCTGGGCGCCGGAGAAGGCTCGATCTAAACGGCCTGCCACCGAAGTTGGCTAATAAGGCGATGCGCCAGGCGGTCAACTTTAAGATACAAAGCAACAGTTCGGAGATAGTTCTGGACGTCCTCTGTGACGTCGACAAACCCATCCGGGACATGGGAGGCCGGCTGTTGATAACCGTGCACGACTCGCTCGTCTTCGAGCTCCCCAAGAAGCACGTGCACCTGATGCCTGATTTTATCGAAGAATACGGGGTAAAGAAGATAGCGCAGAAATACCCCTGGCTTCCCGTGCCGTTTAAGTGGGACGTTACCGTAGGACCGTCGTACGGCGAGCAAATGTCGGTTGATAACTTCCTCAAAGAATACAACCAACCACTGCGGCACAATATGGACGATTACTTAGAGCATGCGATAAAACAGGATTTCGAAGAGATCGAAGAAAACTAAACGACGTTGGATTCGCCGAAATCGCGAACGCCAAGTAACTTGGCAAAATCGGTTCTTATCGAGGGTTGCGCGGCTTCTGATCCGCCGCGTCATTTCTGGCCATGCGCTGGAGAACTCGAGCAGAAACTGTCTAACCGTTGTGTTAGGAACCGGAGAGTTCCTAACACAACTCTCATTCGCCTTCTGCTCGAGTACACCAGCTCATGGACACAAAATGATAGCAACGTCATTGTCTCAGTGTTGGATTCGCCTCAACAGCGAACGCCGAGTAACTCGGCAACGAATCGGTCGAACGTTAAGAGAACGGAATGTCCTCCAAGGCCAGCCACGCGTTTCCGGGCAAAAGTTTCAATCGTTTGGACAAGAAACATTCGCCCGGACCGCTTTGGCGCTCTTGGACGAGAATTCAAGCAACACTGACCTTGCGCTGGATACATGTTAAAGGGAAACATGTGCGCGAAGTTAACTTCGCAAGAAAGAACCCGAAACAAAACTACTTCCATATCTCTAGTCTTTTGGGACCCTCCTGGCCGATCTGATCTTTCGCTCGTCGCTGCGGGAGCGTTGTGACACGCGCGAGGACTTCGAGTCACAAAGCTCCACGCGCTCCTCGGAAAAGATCAGATCACCCAGTGGATCAAAGCAGCGCAAAATTACTGTTGATAGAATCTGAAGTCGTTCTGGATAACCTTCCAGGCAATCCATCCGAAGAGTCCAGCGTGGAGACAATCGTCCGGCTTCTGCGGCGAGTGTCTCCACACTTTTTTTCCTGACTGGGTGACTTCTTCATACTCGTTGAGAATATCGTCGATCGCCGTTTCCATCTGTTCTACTGGCCCAAACTCTATCTTCTTTTCTTTAAGAAGCATGAAGTAGTTATCGATGAGTGTCGTCCTATCTGCTAAGTACCTGTCTACTCCATTAAACGTCAGTGCTTTGGACTGCGAGCCGTATTGAACTTGCGAAACATTAACCCCGCCGAGAAACTTCCGGAGGAGGTCGTTAGCTAACGCCCCTTCGCCGGCGTCGCCGATAGTCATCGATACGCGGTAATTTTTGCAGATGCGTCCGATTTCTTCGACGACATGGACAGGATTTGTCCCGGGGTAGACTTTGTAAAACAGGCAAACGAGTTTCTGATCGCTCGGGCGATAACCCCAAATCCATAGGACCGTGCGAGAAAGGCCACTAGTTCCCCCGCCGGACCAGTCGACTCCCGCTATTACCTGCGCGGTCCCGCGGAAAGTAGCCTGGGTAGGGACTTCAGTGAGAGCAGGCCCCGTACAGAGACTACGAAGTTCGTCGAGAGAGATCATGCGAGTTCCAATTGTGTCGGAAACGCCTAGAACCTCATTCTTAAAAAGCGACGTCGGCGCTTCACGATGCTTCACAAGAATACGGTCCCAACGTAACCGTGCTTTTTCCTCTAACTCAGCATCCCGGTAATTCCGCATCGAGAGCGGGCAATTACGCGGCATCATTAATTGACTGATGTGAAAACCTTTGAGTTTTTGTTCTATGGTCTCGCCCTTAATCAGGTCCAACGGCGACATGTCGATCCACTGTCCCAAAAATGGATCGATGTATTTCCCACACTTAACACAAACGGGTCCGTGTTTTCCCAGAGATTTTTCCGAGTCGATGTACTGATACGTATTGCACGCCTCGCACTTAATCACCCACTCAGACTGAGTACTGAGTTCCCAAAGATATTGGATTGTGTTCTCCATGCTCTTCGGAGTCCCAGCATAAGTCTCGTAGGCGTAATCGGACTCAGAAAGAGTCTCGTTGCCTACAACGATCACCGGGTCGTATAACATTTCTTGCACTTCGTCGTATAAAACGCGATCTGCCGATGGACCACGTAAACGATCAGCGCCGTCGATCGCATCGCACCCGTACGTGAAGAGCATTTCAGAACCATTAGTAAACTGTTTATGAAAAACACGGTCAGAGAGGTCAGGATGCAAGAACCTCTTGTTGATGATCGGCGAATACCGCATGACTTTCCCAACGCGGGTCGTCGAAAATCGAGTCGTCTGTTCTTTTGAGGGGCTTACAAACATTGTGGAAAAATGCGGTATAAGAGCACACTCTATAATACTGAAGTTCGCCAACGTCGTCGACTTCGCTACCTGACGACTTGTCTTAAATAATGTTCGCCTGAAGCGCCCATCGTAGAATGCCCGATGCATCGGCCAGTCGTCGAGTCGGAAGGGTTTACCGTCCAAAAGAATCCAGGCCTCAGCAAAATCGCTGAGGCTCGCGTCAATCGGGAGTTGTGTAGCTGCAGCACCCATAACATCAATAGTACACGGAGGTTCTGAAAATGGCGAGAGAAGAGAAAGAAAAAGAGAAGATCAACTACGCTGAGCTCCACGACATGCCGAGGGCGTCGATCGCCGAAGCCAGGGCGCAGATCGAGTTGAGTATCAAAATGAAACAACGGCGCGGATGCTTCGTCCTCGTAGGAGAATCCGGAATCGGGAAAACTCAGATCATCGAACAGATCGCGCAAGACAACGACATGCGCATCTGTACAATCCGTACTGCCCATTATGGCTTGATGGGCGCCGGAATTCCGAGCACGAAAGAAGCGCTGCCCGGGTACTTCAACATAGTCGTTCCGTCAGTATTCCCGAATCCCGGAGAAAGAGCGATCGTTCTTTTCGACGAGCTCAACCAGGGGCTGCAGCACGCGATCGCGATGTTCTTCTCGATGCTCGAAGACGGCCAAATGTTTAACTACAAACTCCCGGAAGAATCGATCGTTCTCGGAACCATGAACCCGGCAACGGCGCAGTACGCCGTTACCACCATCGAAAACAACGCCGCTTTGCGCCGTCGCATCAAGTTCCTCTACCTGCACGCCGACTTCAAGGGTTGGATGAACCACGCCAAAAGCCCGCGGTTTCACGGCCCGAATTCGTCTACCGTCAGCCGGGGAAAAGCGTGTCACCCGGATATTCTTTCGTACTATACACATAAGCCCACTGCAATTTACGACGAGGGAGCCAAGAACAACAATAAGCTCTATTGCTGCCCCGCGGCGATAGAGACTCTCAGCGCCGACGCATACGCACTCGAAGCGGTAGGGGAACCGCTCTACGGCGACATGGCGTTACTCCGTTACTCGGCCTCGATCGGAACGACGATGACCGCGGAGCTCGTGCGGCACGTGAAGGACAATTCGACAACAATCGACCCCGCCGTTGTGCTCACCGATTTCAAGAAAGTGAAACCGGCGATCAAACGATTGATCGAAAATTCGATGCAGGAAATCCTCGCCGATCTCGACCTCAACGTCCTGAAGATTCTCTTCAGCACGACGCCGCCGGTGAAGAAGGCCGCGTTGAATTTCATCGAGTTCGTCGAAGCGCACAGCGACGACATGGCGCACGCCATGTTGACCCAGATGAAACGTCTTGCCAAAGAGAACAATGCCGGCGATTACCTCAAATCGCTCATGCGTGAGTTACAGGAACACCCTTCCTGGTCCGAGCTGCACTTGAAATTCGACCAGTCACATCGGAAGTACGAAGAGAAGATCAAGGACGGGGGAAAGAAAGAACCTTAATCGTTTTCGAGGGTCATGACTTCGCCTGCCATCGAGTTGGCGCGTTCACGGACATAGAGGTAACAAGAAGCCAACTGTGCCAATTGGACATCGAGGGGGTCCTCCAGAAATACCCTATTCTGGAGGGCCCTCTTATCTACGTGTTCCCAACTTTTCTTGACTTCAGCAATAAATTCTTTTTTCTCGGGCGGCAACATAGTCTCTAGATTGTCTGCTACGACTTTGAGCTGGTCTGGAGGATAAACATGTCCTGCTCGCTTCAAGCAAACGGCCATGTACTGTTGCACATCTTCGTCGAATTCAGGAATCGCCGTTTTGTCGGGATCGAGACCTCGAATCACGCCGGCCTCATAAACGGCCCAGGCCATGTGACCAGGATGATTCTCCTGAAGGCACTCCGGATCGAAGATTTCCTCATTCAGGGCATTGACGGTTTGCTGAAAAACAATGTTGTCCCAATAAAACGCTGGATTTTTGTGCAGAGTCAGAACTGCTTCCAGTTTGTTTCTAGCTTCTTCGGTTAAGTTAATGCCATCTTTATCGAGTGTTATCCAGACTGTCTCTGCTTCCCAGTCTAGCGCCTCTACACCGTAAATATTCCTAAACGCCATATAAATCCCGACGGCGGATTTGTCTTCCGGGTGCAGTAGAAACTCCCGAGCTTGCGACTCTCGCGAAGATGTCTTTACGAGGTAATTGTGCCAGGTCGGTGCGAGGGCGGTGAGCCGATCAAGTGAATCTTGCATTTACTTCGCAGCGTAGGCGCCGAGTTGCTTGCCAACGGCCATCTTTAAGTCGTTGGGAAGCGTAGGCAGTAGTTGCTTAAGCAGCGTCGGGTCAACGACTCCGGTGGGAGCGATCTCTTTAGCGACATCGGCTCCTAATGCGTCTTCCCAGAAAGTCAGGGGAATTTCCCCTAGGGTGGCGGAGTCGAAATTGATCCCCCCAACGTTCACCATGTCGGCAGCTAACTTCGTAGTGTTGAAAACAGTCTGAATGGGGTCGGGAAGTTTCTTCCCATAATACTTGGTTAGTCCAGCTTTCTTGTCGAGTGCGTGAACAAGTTGCGCCAATTTGATTTGGGTCGGTCTATCAGTGATAAACGGCGCCGTCCCCGAGTACGCTTCTGCGAGTTTCGCGAAGGCCGGAGCCAGAGCCGACCCCAATTTACGCGAAGCCTCTTCTCTTGCTTCTACCCAGTCCTTAAAAGTTTGCGTACTCGTCACTGTAAATCCCGCAAGTTTCTCGGTACAAGGCAGGAGTCGAGTTTGAAACTGGGAAGCTGCGCGCTTCAAGTTCAGGAAGGCTTCCGCGCGATCTTCAATAGAGAGACTGGCATACTTTTCCAAAACAACTTTTTCCGCAACTTTGACATCTTCTGAAGACGCTACGCGAAAGCGCTTCTTTTCGGCGAGTAGCCAGATTTCGTTGTTTGCGATTTTCGTCAACGACTTAGGTGCCGCGAACGCGTCAGCAGAAATCCCATAGACCTCCGCTGCCTTACTGAGTGAAGTTTGGACGTCGGTCGGAAGCCCGGAAGCAGTTTTACTGTATCCTAACGAGAGCGCTGCGTGTTCCCGGTTATGTATCGGAAATTGCCGCTTCGCCGGCCACGCAAACGCCGTGTCAGGAAGTTCCGCGAATTCGTTGGGATCAAGAGAGGCAGTTTTCGACATTTCACGGAGCTCCGGAAACTGCTCTACAAGGACACGAAGATTCGAGAAACCGGGGTCGTTCGTTTGATCGATAATATTGTTCATTCCGAAACATCCCTTTTCAGATGAAACATCTGAAGGAATTATAGCGAAAAAGGAGGCGACATGGAAGCACAGACGGAACCGAAAACTGAGATCACAACTACAACGGGGAGGGATATAACCCCGAGTATCGACCCGAATGACGCCCTGAGCGCCTGCTTGCAGTGGGCCTGTAGCCCCCGTGGTGGCAACAATTTCTATGGACGCATCCTGAACAGTTGCGGCCGGCGGGCGGCCCCGGGAATGGGCACTGTCGGCGTTACGCTGACTCGTGATGGCAAGTATCTCTTCTTGTGGGATCGGGACTGGTTCGTCGAACAGGAAGCCCAATTTCAAATCTTATGCATTATTCACGAGGCGGGGCATCTAGTACTCCAACACCTGGAAAGGGGGTTGAAGATTCGCATCGATATCGGTGATCCCGTCAAAGCAAAGAGGCTGCATCCGGTGATGAATATCGCGGCGGACATGGCGGTGAATGACGTTGCTCTTCGCGGGATAATGACTGATTCCAAGATGAATCTGGAAAGCTATAAAACAAAGCTCATCTGGCCCGAAGATCGAAATTATCCGGTGGGGCAGTGTTTCGAGGAATACTTCGCACTCTTGCTGGGCGACCTGATCAGTCACGGCTTCGACGTCGAAGGCAAAGACGTAAAACAGAAGATGAAGGCGGCGCTGCTCGGAGAAAACGGAGAACCAAAACCTGGAGAAGGGGACGGACAAACGCCTGGTCAGGCCGACCCCAGCTTGGAAGGCTACCCCCAGTGGTTCAAGGATCTTCTAAACAAGAACTTCAAGGGCGACGTCGATTGGCAGGATATTCTCGACGATATGACTGAAGCCGAGATCGAACGCGTCATGGACCGGGCGCACAAAGAGGGGAAAGCCATCGTTAGGGCGGCGATCGAGCAGAGCGAAAAAACCAGGGGAACGATTCCGGCGGGACTTCAAGGCTACATCGACAATCTACTCGAAGAACCTACGGTCCCCTGGCATCTGCTCTTCCGGTCTTTGGCGAAATCGGCGATCAGTGCAAAGTTGGACGAGAGCACGGCCTACCCGAACACTGCGCTGTTCCACTTAGAAGACGAGGGAATCGAACCGTACCCGGGATACCAGAAGAACTTCACGTTCAACGTCGCGGTAGGAGTAGACACGTCGGGAAGCGTCAGCGACGAAGAATTCCGGATGTTCGTGAGAGAATTGCTGGGGATCATTAAAGTAGAAAAGGGAATCAGCATGCGGTTATTGATGTTCGACGCCGCGCTGCAGTACGAGAAAGAACTCAGCGACGATGACGCGGACGAGAACCGGACCCACGGTTGTTCGCGGTATGGTTACGGAGGAACCAGTTTTACGCCGTTCCTCAAATATCTGTGCAACAAGGACGAAGAAGGAGATTGGATTCCCGACGCCGTTCGATTGACACAACCCCGCTTCAACAAGATCGACCTCGCAATTCTCTTTACCGACGGTTACGCCCCGGTCAGCACCGACCAAGGCGGCCCCATTCCAGAGTGGCTCCCCGCGTTCCCGTTAATTTGGTGCCTCACCCCGAGCGGACAGGAAGATGACGCGATGCACCCCCGAGTCGTAAAAATCCAGGAGATCGCATGACCGAGATACTCTGTGTGAAAATTGCGCAACGGGAAATCAAGGGCGGCACCGGGTACCAATACTTCCCTTACGACCGGGTTTACTTAGTTCCCCGGGAACTTCGTGCAACAGTGTTTCGAATGTTTCGTTACTTCTTCGAGATGGATCTCGACAACGATCTCCTAGCGGCGCTAACACTCCTGAAAGTAACCCACGAAAGAACGATCACCGTCGACCGCGACGACAAGAAACTCGAAGGGAAGAGAGAGGGCGACGAGTTGACTGACCGCGTCGTTTGTCCAGAAGAATGGCTCCTCATCGTTCCAACGCATATAAAGGGAAGGAAGAAAGAAGATAAGCGAGAATCCGCGAAAGAAGAATCCGTGTTGATGTACCGATTCTCAAAAGTGCTGCAACGGAGCTCCGCGAGCAACGCAAAAGCGCGCATGCCGAGGATATCGTTGCACACACCGTACAAGGAGATTCCTCTCTTCTGCGCCGTCTGCACTCGAATTCTCGACTTTCACGACAACAAGTGCTCGCCCGGTAAAGGCATGTGTTCGAAAAACGCCGAAACAATCCTACCGGCAGATGCGTACTTTCATGAAATTTCACACGCAACAGAGGAACCACGACGATGAGTATTGGTTTTTCGTCGACGACGTTGGACATAATAGAACTCCCGCAGGAAATTCCTCTCTATTTGCCCTACGCCGTCGACGACTGTTCTCTGGCTTTTCACCTTGGCTTTCGTAACAAGATCGTTTGGTACGCAATACACAAGAAACAGGAAATGTACCGCGTACTTTCGATCAAAAAGAAGAGCGGGGGCAAACGACTTATCCATGCCCCAACGCCCTTGTTCAAGTTGATGCTGCAACAGTTCCTGAACAAGTTTCTGACCCCGTTACAGGAATTGTTGGGCGACCATGTAACGGCTTATCGGGAAGGCTGTTCGACACGAGATGCTGTCGAACAGCATATCCCGAAATGTGACGTTTGCGAAGCCGCAAAAGGCGCGGCACCAGAACATACGTGCCCCCGACTCGGCACGTATGTCCACATGGACCTGGAAAACTTCTTCGGCAGTACGCTCCGAAGTTGGATCAGAAATTACTTCAAGGGATTGGGGTATAGTCACTACGTTGCCGGGTTGATGGCGTCGTTGATCACCGTAAAGGTCGGGGACAAAAATATCGTCCCGCAGGGAGCTCCGACTTCGGGGGCGATTTGCAACCTGGTAGCGGATCAACGCCTCGACTGGCCGATAAGACAATTCTTGGGTAATCTTGACAGAACAATGAACCTGTCGGGAGAATATTCCTGGCGCTACACGCGTTACTCTGATGACTTGTCGTTCACATGTGGAAAGACGCTAACACAGGAAGAGCAAGAAGAGTTTATCGGCGACATTACGAAGATAGTGCGCGCTGGCGGCTACCGCGTAAACAAGGCGAAGACAAGAGGAACCTTCAGGTATCATGCGAAACGACTTCTAGGACTAGTAATGAACCAGAAACCTAACGTCGACCAAGCGAAGTACCTAAAGTTCCGGGGCGTCGTACACAATTGCTTGATGTATGGGCTAGAAGTAGAGGCCGAAAAATCCGGAAAAACGCCGGAGGCGTTCCGGTCGTGGGTTCAGGGAAATGTTAATTACATCGGACAGATACATCCGGCGCACGGCGAGAAGTTAATGGATGTTTTACGACCGGCGATCGAAATTTGGAAGCATGGAAAATAAGTACTTTACGTATGCCCTGACAACGGGCGAGAGATCGAGTGGAAGGCCTACGCTGGTGTTCGAAAACGGCGAAAACGACTTCAAGATTGAAGAAGTAGTCAAAGATCCAAAGTTCAAGGAAGTATTCGGAGATTTACCGGTCTTGGCGTTTACCACCCACTACGGTAATCTCATCGTAACTCCGAAGTTGCCGATAGAGGCTTTCGACTGGTTGGACCGAGCACAAAAAGACGAAAATATTTGGAGCATCGGGTCAGACGGCAAGATCGACCACGTTAATATGCACGAGTGTTATTACTCTTGCCTGCGCCCTCAGAAGTTGATCGTCGGGTGCGTGGAATGCGCGAAAACAGAAGAAGAAGGACCAGCAGACTGTCGTCTGAAACAATTATTGCATTTCGATCCGTCATACCCCGAGCCCAACTATCTGTCTCCTAGTGACATGCTCCGACAGTTCAAAT